CAGGCAGAACCAGCACCGTCAGCATTCGAGGCCGATCAGAACAAGCCTAGCAAGGGCATGATCGAAGAGGCCGCTCGTGGCTTAAAGTGGCGCGAAGAATACAACCGAGGCGGAACCGAGGTCGGAGACGCACGCGCTCGCGACATCAGCAACGGCAAGAACTTATCCGACGATACCGTTAAAAGAATGCACTCGTTTTTTTCACGGCACGAAGTTGATAAAAAAGGACAGGGGTTCACTCCAGATGAAGACGGATTCCCATCCGCAGGCCGCATTGCATGGGCATTGTGGGGCGGAGACGCAGGGCAGACTTGGGCCGCTGATAAGGTCAAAGGAATGCAGGCATCGCAGCCCGAACAGATGAAAGTATCGCTCGCCGTTCGCGATACGTTCGGACGCATCACCGGCTTTGAAACAAAGCACGAACTCGTTATGCCGACTCCAGAAAAAGACGAAGAGCAAGACGACTTCATTGGCCGTTGCATGGTAAGCGGAACGATGTCGAGCGAATATCCAGACGAGAGCCAGCGCGTAGCCGTATGCTCTGCACAATGGGAGAAAAAATAATGATCACACACGGAATTGCACTCGAAGCAAAAAAGGCACTCATCACCGGCGTTCACCAACCCGGCGACGACTATCGGATCGCGCTTTACAGCGCATCGGCAAAGATCGGGCCGACGACAAAAGCCTACACAACCGAAGGCGAGATCAAGGGGCTGGGCTACAACGCTGGAGGCGTAGCACTAAAGGGACATCGCACAGGCATCATCGGCAAAAATGCTTTTATAACATTTGATGACGTTGTCCTAAAATCCGCAACCTTCGCCGCAGGTGGAGCGATGATCTACAACGCCAGCAAGGGCAACGCAACCTTGTGCGTTCTCAACCTTGGAGCCGAGCGGCACGTCTACGACGGCGCGTTTGAACTCAAATTTCCCAAGCCAACCGAAACCAGCGCACTCATTCTTTTAGCTTAAATATGAAACCAACCAACCCAATCGTCATCGACGGCAAGACCTACGATCTTTATACAATGACACTCGCAACAGCGAGTCGCTACAACTCGCCAGACCAACAGGACGCGAGCGTTGTATTGACGCTCACGCCGACACGCTTTGAAGGCGACCAAGTCGAGCAGTCGCAAGAAAACAATCGCACGGTTCTTTTCGGTTCGCTTGCCTCCGCTTCGCAACCAGCAGTCGTCGCGGTCGATGAAGTATCCGCCGCAATCCAAAAATTCATTTACGCGGAAGGGCTTTAAAATATGGCCGTCATCAAAGCTCAAGCATCTGGAAACTGGAGCGCAGTTGGAACATGGAGCGGCGGCGTAGTGCCAACGCTCAACGATACCGTCTACGCGAATAGCTTCACAGTAGCACTTGATCAATCCATCGACTTGACCGGCTCAACCGTGGACACATCTGGCTCGTTTATTCCGGGACAAATCTACATGGTCGTTTCGCTTGGAACGACCAACTTTGCATTGACGGCAAACTGCATTGCTCCAGGAACAAATGCAGGAACTCCGGTCGCGATCACCTCAGCAGTCGGTCAGATTTTCCAAGCCGTCAACGCAGGCACAGCAACCACCGGCACGGCTCGCCGCATGGGAGCTTTGTTGAACTACGTCAACACGCCGCTGACTATTGCAACGGGCGGCGGATTCACACTAGCGGCAAACTGGAATATCACGGGTGCATACATCCAAGCAGGCTCCGCGAATTGCTTGACCGTTTCCGCAGCCGCAAGCTCGACACTTGCTGGTTGCCGTGCAACAGGCTCGGCAGTTAACTTGTCGACTCGCGCTATTGCATTTTCATCAAGCGGAACATTAACGCTCGATGGCATTGTCGCAATCGGCGGAAGAGTGCCGGGAACAACCGCCGCAAACGGAGCGCACGCCATCGAGTCTACGTCGGCGGCAGGAACTATAGGTGTTACAAATGCCAGCACATTGACGGGTGGAAATAACTCCTTCGCCTACGGCCTAAACAACGCCAGCACAGGCGCAGTCACCATAACATCGAGCGCGGTAACCGGCGGGAGTGGAGGCTCCTCCACCTACGGCCTAAACAACGCCAGCACAGGAACGATCACAATCACATCTAGCACGCTAACGGGAGGGATTGGCACCGCTTCCTTCGGCCTAAACAACGCCAGCACAGGAACAATCACCGTCACATCTAGTACGATAACGGGCGGGAGCAACTCCAGCGCCTACGGTCTCAGCAATACCAGCACAGGAACGATCACAATCACATCTAGCACGCTAACGGGCGGAAGCGGCACAAACGCCTACGGTCTCAGCAATACCAGCACAGGAACGGTCACCGTTACTTCCAGCACACTAACGGGCGGAAGCGGCACCACCGCCTACGGCCTAAACAACGCCAGCACAGGAACAATCGTATCGACAGGCGACATCACCGCGACCAACTCCGCGAGTGGCTTATCCTCAGACAACACCGCAGCCAACGTCAAAATTAGCGGATCGCTCATCGGTAGCGCAAACGGAATATCTGCCATATATGCGTCCAAATATCTCATCGACCCAACTCCGACCACAGCAAAATTCCGGCAAGGCAAAAACGGATCAACAACATACAGCGATTTTTTCACCGCCGACAACAGTTTCGGACAAGCCGCCATCACAGACGTTCGCTTTGGAACCGTGTATGCAAGCGGAGCACTTACGGGCGTTGCATACATTCCAGCGGCGGGATCAGTTGCACTTGGCGTTCCCGTGGATGCGACCACAGGAACAGCAACGCTAACCGCAGCTGACGTCCGCGCCGCAATAGGCCTCGCCACCGCAAACCTCGACACTCAACTCGCCGCGATACCAACAGCGGCAGGGAATGCAAGCGCCGTCAGAACGGAACTCGCGCCGGAGCTTGTGCAAGTAACAGAGATCCACGCGATCCACGGACTCGATATCGCAAACGCGCTAACGGTAACGCCAACGCTACGCTCGGCGGGAGCTATCACACAGGCGATCACCGGAGACGGAACTACGAGCACGATAGTCACGCGAGTCTAAGCGTATGCTAGCTTCCCTGCTCATCGCAACGCAGGGCTTAATGCCAAGCCCGACGCCGATTTCAATCGGCGTGCAGGGCTTGTTATTCGTTTCGGTAGTCCCGCCAGTTCCTATCGCTCCGACCGATCTTCCTGGGGGTGGGGGAAGGCGTGACGAGCGAAGGGTAACGCTCTACGCTATCGGCAACAGACTCCGATATTCAGTCGGGAGCGTCGATATAAGCGCAGGAACGCGGATAAATGTAACAGGCAGCGCGTTCAATTCTCGCACTTCTGACGCTTCGCTTTCGATCAGCGCAAGCACAACAGCAAAAGGCAACCGAAACCATGCCGGCACGGGCCGCGCAGGAGTGTCTATATCGTCCACATTCGACGTCGTCGGATGCGAAGAAGAGAACGAACTTGAAGTTTATTTGATGGCACAAGCAGCGATGGAATTGATGGACAGCATTTGACATCCGCGCCTTCGAATGGATGTCATCGAAGGCGTATCAATAATTTCAATCGGCGAAGCGAAAGGCCACGGCCTATACGTTGACGAGCAGACTTTGATGGAAGTCAAAGAATGCGCGGAGTCATACAAGGGCGGCGTCAAGGTCAACCTAGACCACGGCGCAGGCATTAAAGACATCGTCGGTTTCGTAAACAATTTCCGCATCGTCGGATCGCAACTCTTGGGCGATCTCAACCTTCTCCAAACATCGCCAATGCGCGATTACGTCTTGGAGATTTCAAGCAAACTTCCCGACACGTTCGGGATCAGTATCGCATTTAGCGGGCCGATCCGTGAAGTGAATGGGATGGACTTCGCGAGCTGCACCGAGCTTTACAGCGCCGATCTCGTGCAAACTCCAGCCGCAAATGCGACCGGGCTTTTCAGTTTTACCGCCAAGCAAGTTGACAAATTTTTCAAACAAATGGAAGACGCAACAATTGAAATCGAACCAAAGGAGGACGAGGTCAGCATCGCCGACATCGTTTCTCGTCTCGCCGCTCTTGAAACCGCCTTCGGCGACTACAAGAACAAAATGGAAATGCCAGCCGAAGATCCAGCCGCAGAGCCTATGAAGGAAGAGATGGCCGCTGAACTCAGCGCAATTTCCAAGCTCGAAGCCAAGCTCGACACGATCATCTCGAACTTCGGAGCCGCTCCAGTAAAGGCTTCGGTAGTAGCTGAAGAGAAAGCCGAAGAGAAATTCGACTTGAAAGCGATCATCACCCAGAAAACCGAGGAACTCGGCAGCCGCACCGAAGCGATCCGTTTCGCAATGCGCAACCACCGCGAAGCCTACATCGAAGCCCGCGACAACAACCAACTCAACTTTTAATCCACCTAATTTATGGCAACACAAAACGACCTAGGAATCCGGAGTTTTAACTTCGCTTCCGCTAT